TCACCGCGGGACGACGAACTCCCGGCGCAGGGGGCGCTGGCCTTCGGGACCGGGAATGACCACGACGATCACGCAGACCTGCTGGCCGCCGCGCGTTTCGGCACTGGCGTTGTAGAGCGTGCCGCCCTCGCGCGCGGCGATCTGCTGGCCCTCCTGGAAGCATTGGGCCGATACGTTGACGAAGGACGCCTCCACCTCCGGCACGTCCACGCGAGGCATGGAGGCAGTGGCGGGCAGCGACGAGCCTGCCAGCATCAGGGGCGCAATCAGCGCGGAAAGGAGACGGTTCGTGTTCATGATCGAACTTCTAGCGCATATCGGCTGAACGGCACATGAACGATTTGGGTGTTTGGGGTCCAATTTCGTCGCCTAGAATTTCTTGCTTGAACCGGCGTCCTTCAGGATGCCGTTCGCCGTGTGGCGACTCTTGAGATTACGAGGCACGATCAGGATTCTCCCGGTATCGGGATTGCACCATTTCTGGTGCGACTCCTTGGCCGATTTCCACAGTTCGAAACCCCTTTTTGCGAGCTCCTTGACCACCTCGTCGTAGAAGCCCTCGGCCATCCCTCACGCGGCCACCGGCTCTTCGTTCGGCCGCTGCCAGACGATCGTCGGAATCAGATCCTGATACGATTTTTCGGCCAGTTCCGCCGGGCTCAGGTGGTTGGCCACGATCAGTTCAGGCGCAACCTCCTTCAGGCTGTCCTCGAACTCATCCAGAGACGCCGTCTCGATATGAAGCCCGATAATGTCGCTCTCGCAGACATAGGCGCGCGCTTCGGCATCCCAGACGGCCTTCACGAAAAAGGTTCTCTTCGCCATGTCGAACTCCCTTGCGGCGACCATCATACACTTTGCCCGCCGCCCGGAACAGCATACCCCTACCCGATCCGGCTCTTCGCCACCACGCGGCCGACGATCGCCACGATGGCGCCGATGGCGGTCACGGTCTGCAGGATCGTCTCCGTCAGCACCGCCTGCTCGGCCGCACCGATCTTGATGCCGAACAGCGCCCCGAGCGCGGCCAGCACGGTCACCAGCGACGCCCAGATCGTGCGCGATCTGAACCAGGGTTTTGCCTGTTCCATGTTTGCTTTCTCCAGCTTCGATTGGTTATTCGTCAAAGCGCCAGGCGCCGCGTCGTCGCCAGCCCCGCGCCCACCGCCCGGCTCAACTGCCGGATCGTCACTTCGATCTCCGCCGGCAGCATGCCGAAATCCGCCTCGATCTCGGCTAGCGGATAGGCAAGCCTCGGCTCTCCCACCTCGAAGGCGCGCAGCGGCGCGGCCTCCGGCGGACCGATCTCTACCGAATAGGCCTCGTCCTCTTCGCCAAGCGGGATGTCGGTGCCGGCCCAGCCGTCAGCGTCGATGCGCCCGCGCCTCACCCAGGTGATGACCGCATCCGTTCCCTCGCGCCGCAGCTGCGCATGGACCGGCGCGAGCGGAGTCAGCGCCCGCAACCCACCGGTCTCGATCGCCTGCGCATGAAACGCGCCGTCGAGATCGGCCCCCAAGGGCACCACCCGCCAGTTAAGCTGCAAACCGACCTCGCTGGGCCGCAGCCCCGCCGGCACGGTTTTTTCGTCGAGAAGCACGAAATCCGCACCCACCGCCGCCCCGGCGAGCATCGCGTCACCGGTGCCCAACTGGCCGCGTAGCAGCGTCGTCAGACGCCATATCGAGGGCGCGACCTCCTCGGCCGACTGGAACTGCATCACCTCCCACGCGCCCGCGAGCGATCGCACCGCTGCTGCATTCGTCCCGTTCAGCATCGCAACCGTCGTGACACTCGAAAGCTCACCCTCGATCAGCTCGACGACGATCTCGCCCGCCCGGTCCACCCTGCCTTCGACGCCGCCGCCAAGCGCCTGGACGAGCCTCCCCATCGTGGCTGGCGCGGCGATCGTCGCGCGTTCGGAAAAGCCTGTCGCCTCGGGCGAGGCAAGCACCAGCTGCCCGCGCCAGGGCCTCGCCCTTGCAGCGACCCGGAATTGATCCTCCGACGGCCCCGATTGCGGTCCCATCGGCAGGTCGAGGAAAACCGCATGCGGTAGCGAAGGCACGATGGCCTGCGCCATGCCAGGCGGCAGCCTAGTCGGTCGCCACGGCGCAGAGGCCGTCCTGCGCACCCGTCTCGCGCGCAACTGACGCGTCAGCCCGTCATCGATCCGGGTCACGAGATAATCGCGGTGGTCGCCGTCGAGCGCCACCAGCCCACCGGGCTCGGCTTCGCGCATGGTCGGCGCCAGCGCGAACGCGAGCGTCTCGCGCCCCGCCCATCGTCGCGCCAGCCAGTCTTCGAGCAGACCTCGGGCTTGCGCCGGCTCCATCACCGCCGGCAGCGACAAGGCCGCCATGCCGGCACCGCCGGCATCCAGCCTTTCGGTCCGCGCCACCGCGCTCTGGTAATCGCGGAAGGGATCGCGAAAGCCGAGTTCGGCCTCGCCCGGCAATTCGTGGTCGGGCGCGCGCATGCGCTCCAGAACCGGTGCATTGCCGTCCGGCAAGGCCAGTTCGTCCAGCGTCACCCGCGCCCCGCCCAATGCCTCCTGCGCAAAGACCAGCCTGCCCTCGCGCTCGCGCGCCACAAGCCCGAACAGCTCGACCAGCGGTTCCAGAGATGCCCGCGCCGTTGCCGGGTCGTCGACGACATAGCCCGACAGCGTGCCCGCCACCCGCGTCGTATCCGCAGCTGGCAGCCCATGGTCTTCCATCACCGCATCGATCAGGTCGGAAAGGGCGACGCCCGAAAGCCTGCCGTTCAGCCAGTGTCCAAGCTGCCAGTTGTCACCATCGGCCCAGACATCGCCGCGCATGGGAAAGGCCGGGAAGGGTCGCGCGTCCCAGGCCCAGAGAGCCGCGCGCGAAGCATCCACCATGCGCCCTGTGTAAACATCGGATTGCGGATTGTTGGCCACCTCGAACTGCGGATGCGCGTCGTCCCAATGCGCCTGATGCGCCTCGATGAAGCGCCGCTGCGCGAGATCCGAGCGGCCCTTGCTCGAAAAATGGGGCGCCGCGTTCTCGGTCGATTTCGGGTCTGGGAAGACGTTTGGCTGGTTAGGCCCCTTGTCGACCGCCGGGCAGCCCAGTTCGGTAAACCAGATCGGCTTGCCGCGCGGTACCCATGCCGTCGGCGTCGCCGCCTCACCGCCGCCCGGCCGGTTGAAATGCGCATTCTCCCACCAGCCGATCAGGTCCTTGTAGCGGAAAACCCAGTGCTTGCCGTGCGCGCCGTCGGCAATCGGGCTGCGCGCCCGTACCAGCCTGTCGGCCTCGCTCGCATGGAACCAGTCGAACCCCTCGCCACCCGCCACCTGCGCGGCCATTCCTGCCCGGTCATAGGGCTCGACAAACCCGTCCGGATTGCCGCCTGCATGGTCCTCGTCGCGCCAGTCCGACAACGGCATGTAATTATGGATCGCGACCGCATCGACTTCGCCATGCGCCCAGAACGGGTCGAGATGGAAGAAGACGTCGCCGCTGCCGTCGGCCGGCTGGTGGCCGAAATACTCGCTCCAGTCCGCGCCGTAGCTGATCTTCGTTCCAGCCCCCAGCACCGCGCGAACTTCGCCGGCCAGATCGCACAGCCCCTCCACGAAGGGAAACGCGTCCGCCGCGTAGCGCAGTCTGGAAACCCCACGCATTTCCGAGCCGATCAGAAACGCGTCGACACCGCCCGCCGCAGCCGCCAGACGGGCGTGATGCAGGATGAAACGCCGGAACCCCCAGTCGTCCGTCGCCCCGGTATAGAAGACGCTTTCGCCGACGACGGAAAAGTCGCCCGCCGCCGCCGCCCCCAGGAACGCATCTACCTGGGTGCGCGCCGCTGCCGTCTTGTCGGCGGTTTCGGCCTCGCCCGGCCCCGGATGGCAGGTGATGCGCCCGCGCCAGGGATAGGCCGCCTGTTCGGTGCCGCCATAGGGGTCCGGCAATTCGTTGCCCGACGGCACGTCCATCATGATGAAGGGATGCAGCGTCACCCTCAGCCCGCGCGCCTTGATCTCCTTGATCGCCTGCACGGTGGCAAAGTCGGCCGGCGTACCACCATAGGCAGCCGCATCGTCCACCCGCGACACCATCTGAGCCTGCGCCCGCGCCAGCCCGCCGACATTCCAGTCTCGCGACACGTCACCCAGATCGTTTTCCGTCACCATCGGCCGGATGCGGCAATGGCCAGCGCGCAGATCGTCCCCGAACCAGGCCACCACCAGCGAGATTTCCTCAAGGTTCGGACACAGCGCTTGCAACTCGTCCAGCGAGGCGACGATGTCGCTCGGCCCCCATAGCGCGTGCCGGTTCAGCGCCACGGTCTCGCCGGGTGCCGGCGTCTTGGTGACGACCTGCGTCGCCAGCCCGTATTCGCTCGCGCCGGGGATCAGCGCCACCGCGCGCACATCGGCATTCAGCCTGCCCACCGGCCGCATCACCTCGAAATGGAACTGCGGCAGCCTGTTGCCGTAATCGTCGAGCGGCATCCGCTCGATCACCGCATAGGCAAGCCCGCGATAGGCCGGCGTATTGCCTTCGCCCTGCCTGGCCTCCACCAGCGGGTCTGGCGGCTGATCCTCTGTCCCGCGATGGATGCGGATCGTCACCGTTTCCCGGTCGAGTTCGCGCCCGTCCACCCAGATGCGGCGCACGCCCGCAATCTCGCCCTCGCAGAGCGCAAAGGCCGCGTTGGCGAAATAATGATAGGTCGTCGTCCGCGGCCCGCCCTTGAAGCCCCGCCTTGTCGTGCGCGCCAGTTCCTCGAAGCGCGTCGCCCAGATCAGGTTTCCAGAAATCCGCGCGGTGCCATAAAGGCGCGGGATCGAGGCCCCTTCTTCTGCCGCAAACAGCCGGTGGCCAGGCAGGCGCGGCCCCTCGAAATGCTGCGTCGAGGAGATCAGCGCCCGGTCGACCATGTAGCCGGCCAAGGCACCGGCAGCCTTGCCGAGCGTCGCGCCAACGGGGCCGAGCAGGCCGCCAAGGAACGCGCCCGCCGCCTGCAGGAGGATCGTTGCCATGGAATGTTCCTGATTTCAGTTGGTAAGCGGTGGAAAGGAAAACGTGCCTGCAATCCGCCGCCGCCATTGCGGCACCAGCGCGGAGACCAGCACCGCGTGGCCCTCATAGGCGTGGATGAAGCGGTCGCTCGCCACCATGATGCCGGCGTGGCGGGCAGGCAGTCCCCGCTTCCAGCGAAACAGCACCAGGTCGCCCGCTTCCGGCTCGCCGGCCTTGGCCAGGCAGTGCCGATGTGCCGCCTCCATCAGCGCATCGGCCGGCCCGCCTGCGGCCCAGTCCGGCGCGTAGGGGCCCGGCTCCTCCGGCGCCCGCCCGTAGAGCTCGCGCCACACGCCCAGCACCAGGCCGAGGCAGTCGCAGCCCACGCCCTTGCGCGAAGCTTGGTGGCGATAGGGCGTGCCCAGCCACTCTCGCGCGGCAGCCACCACGGCCTCGGCCGTTTCCCGCCCGCTCATGGCACGATCGGCCCGCCGTCGAATTCCTGCCCCTCGCTGGCATAGCCATAGGCCGCATCGTTGCCGGGCAGATGCGGAAAACCGCGGAAATTGAGCGAATTGGCGAATTTCGCCTTGCAGGTGGAAAACGCCTTGTCGCAGCCCGCCACGATCTCGAACAGGTCGCCGACCGCCACGCCCGAAGGCGCCTCCTCGAAGACGAGCAGCGTGCCGGCCAGCCCGAAACGGTGCTCGCGCACGCGCGCCTGTTGTCCTTCCAGCGCGCCGCCGGTCCAGGTCACGACGCCGAAGGCGAACCAGCCTTCCGCAAACCCGTCCAGCCCGGCCGCCACGATTGTCCCGCCCGCAAGCACCGCCGACACCGTGCCCGTTCCCTTGAACGCCGCCTGATCCAGATCGACGCCGCAGCGCGCATCGCCCAGTTCGGCATCGCAGTGGCGGCGCAGATAGCGCCCGTTCGGCCGGTCGAGATGGCGCATCGGGCTTTCAAGTTCGGCCACGAAGCGCCCGTCCTTCAGCGCCACCGTGCCGATCATCGCCTCGCGCAACTTCATGCGCTGGTCGGGTGCCGTCCAGTTGACCAGGAACGTCTCGACCTTCGCCCCGTCATAGGCGCCCTGCTCGATCTCGGCTGCCACCAGCCGGTCGGAATCCAGCGCGCCCTCGATATCCACCCTGTCCGCCGCCAGGCCGAGCGCTTCCTCCGCCTCGCTCTGCGAAAAGCCAGATTGCGGCTCGAAATCCGTGTCGTCGAAGACAATCGCCCGGTCGTGATCGGTGAAGCCGAGCCGCGCCCCGTCCTGGCGCGTCACCCGCCAGCAATGGCACAGCGTGGTGACGCGGCCCTCCAGATGCGCCTTCAGCCCTTCCGGCATCGCGCTCATGATTTCACCTCCTTCAGCGGGATCGACGGGATCTGCCCCGCCTCGAAGGCCGCCAGGCTCACCGCGATCTGCTCGATGTCGAAACGCACCGCCACGTCGAACTCGAATCCCGCCGTGACTGCCGCGCCCGCGCCTGGCACCGAACCGGGTTCGAAGCTCACGATCCCGGTCAGATGATCGACGGCAAAATCCGCCGGGCTTTCCCTCTCCGTCCCGTCGACCGCGACGCGCACCGTGCCGGCCACCGGTTTCGTGATCGGCCGGGCGTAGGCGTCGTCTCCCTCGCCATGCCGCTTGACCAGCTGGAACTGCAGCTGGACCCCGTCGCCGGTCCCGATTGCCTGGTCGAGCGGCGACACCGCCTCGCCCGGACGGCACGACTTGAAGTCGAACGGGTCGCGAAACCGGAAGGCAAACAGCGAGCCGCGCCGTGCCTCGAAGAAGGACAGCACCGCATTGAGATCGTCCAGCGTGCGGATGCCGGTGCCGGCATCGTAGCGCCTGAGCGAATGGGCAAGCCGCTGGTTGCGTTGCTCGAAGCCGGAAGTCAGCGCCACGATCTCGTTGACCCGCTCCGGCCCGCCCGTCGCCCCGAACGACACGCCGGCTGGAAAACGCACATCATGAAAGGATTGCATGGTCATGTCCGTTGATTGGGAGGCGCCGAAGCCGAAGCCGCCAATCTCCCCCCTCGTGGGGGAGATGTCCGGCAGGACAGAGGGGGGCGTGCCGAGCGCAAACCCTTCTGCATTTTCCTAAAGCGACCGCGTCCCGCGCGACACCGCCCGCGCCAGCATGCCGGTCACCTGCGCCTCCGACTTCCTGAAGGACGCCGCATCCGGCGTCGACACGTTGAAGACGACATTCACCTTCTGCCCGCCGCCGCCGGAAGCCACGCCGAGCCGCCCGTCGGCCCCGCGCCTGAGCGGCAGGATCGCCTCAGCACCCGCCTCGCCCATCAGGCCCATCTGGCCACCCATCGGAAAATAGGTCGGCTGCGACACCACCCCGCCCTGCGCAAACGGCACGACGCCGCCCAGCATCCGGCCGAACATGGAGGAAAACAGCCCCTCCAGCGGTTTCAGCCCCTGGCCGAGCGCCATGCCGGCGAGGTTGAGCGCCAGCCGCCGAAGCACATCCTCCAGCGAGCGCCCGCTAACCACCGCGCCCTGCAGCGCGCCGGTCAGTTGCCGCCCAAAACCCTGCGACAGCTGCTCCAACTCCGCCAGCGCCGCCACGAAAGGCTGCGTGTCGGCCTCGATCCTGACCGTGACGTTCTCGTCCATCTATTTCTCCCCGCGATCGGGAAATTCCGCCATCAGCCGCGCCAGCTCATCGCGCCCCGGCGCCGCGCTGCCGCCCGACACCCCCAGCCCGCAGGCAGCGGCGAATTCGCGCGGCGTCATCGCCCAGAAATTTTTGGGCGAAAGCCGCAGCAGGCCGAGCCCCACCCCCATCGCCATCTCCCAGGGAAAGGGTTTCGGGCCGCCCGCCGCGGCGATCAGGGAGGGTTTTGGCCGGCGGCCTCCCCGCCGCCAAAGCTCGCTGTCAGAAGCGCCGACACGATCCTGGCGAACCCCGCCGCGCCATCCTCGCAGGCCATCGCCGCCACCTCGTCCTCGCCGACCGGCGTCCCGCCGGCGCGCAGGCCGGCCGCGATGATCTTCACCATGTCCCTGGCCGAAAGCCGCCCGTTGGAAAACCGTGTTGCCAGCGCGCCCAGATCCTCGGCCCCGAACGCGTCCTCCAGTTCGGCCAGCGCGCCCAGCGTCAGGCAGAGCCGGTATTCGCGCCCGTCCAGCGTGGCGGCGATCTCGCCGCGTCTGCGATTGACCGCCATCACGCCGCCTCGAAGCCAAGCTGGCCGGCCGATTCCAGCGCGATGTCGAAACTCACCTCGCCATTGTGGTTGCCGCCATATTCGAGCGCCGTCACCTGGAACGGCCCCTCCACCGTCCCGAAACCCGGTATGGCGATCTGCCAGGCCACGATCTGTCCCGCAAAGAAGACCTGCCGGATCGCCGCGTCCGAGGCCGTGTCCTTGAAGATGCCCGAGCCGCTGACCGCGGCGCGCTGCACGCCCGCGCCAGCCAGAAGCTCGCGCCAGCGCCCGGCGGATTCGGAATCCGTCGCATCCACCGTCTCGGAGTTGAAGGCCAGCCGCTTCGTTCGCAACCCGGCCACGGTGACGAACCCCTCCCCCTCCGCCATCTTCAGGAGAAGATCCTTGCCTCTCTGCGCAGTCAT